TAACCAATGTTTGAATTGCTTTACGCATATCAATCTCCTTTCTATCACCGCGAAATTACGGCTTAAAGTTTTTCATAGTATTAACATCAGCACGAACTTTCGTCAATGCTGATTTGTCAAGAGCAACAAGTCCACGGTCAGTTAGATAACCTTCCTCACCAATGGCTCTATCGCTCACATACTCAGCCATAAATTCTTTCAAGCCAGGAATTACACCAATGTGTGCTTTCTTAACATAAACGAACAATGGTCGGGATGTAGGATATTTAGTGGAGGAGATTGTTTCGAATGTAGGAGCAATACCATCAATTCTCAAGCCTTTTAGTTTATCCATATTTTCTTCAAGAAATGAGAAACCAAAAATACCAAGAGCATTTGGATTTGTCACAAGTTTTTGCGCAATCAAGTTGTCATTCTCACCTGCTTCAACATAAACACCATCTTCACGAATAGTGTGGCAAATTCTCTTGTATCTTTTTTCATCAATATCTTTGAGTGATTTAATCCAAGAATATTGTGAACATCCTGCTTCCATGAACAACTCAGCAAATGAATCACGAGTGCCAGAAGTTGGTGGTGGTCCGAGCACTTCGATCTTAATTGCTGGAAGTGCAGGATTTACATCCTTCCATGTCTTGTTTGGATTGGCAATCAACTCAGTTGGATTTGATGGATTTGGAATCTGCTTGGCAAGTGCTAGATAAACATCTTTGCGAGTCAATTCATTAATCTTACCTGACTTAACAGCAGAAATCGTAAGACCATCGAATCCAATTTTGATCTCAACAATATCCTTGACACCATTCTGTGAGCAAGTGACAAACTCACCAGCCTTCATGCGGCGTGATGCATTTGCAACATCAGCATGCTGTGGACCAACGCCATTGCAGAATAACTTGATTCCACCACCAGTACCTGTTGATTCAACCTTTGGTGTCTTGAACTTACCCTGACGACCGAACTGCTCGGCAACTGTTGTTGTGAATGGATATACTGTTGAAGATCCCACTACAGAAATTTGATCTCTGCTTTGTGCATGGGATACAACAGATAATGTTGATAATGCAATAACTGCTAATAATTTTCTCATTTCTGACTCCTTTGTTAAAAACATATTACAAAAATTTTTCAATTTTATTACTCTTATTGATATTGTGAAGATAATTCACAATCTCCCAAGACCCATCATGATTCTCGACTAATGCTGTGCATGACTCAACCCAGTCGCCATCATTCATGTATTCAATGCCGTTAATTTCTTTAATTGCTGCTTTGTGAACATGCCCACAAATAACACCCTGAGCATTATATTTTCTGCAGTAGTCTGTGATGAGAACTTCAAAATCAGACATAAATGCTACTGCTTCTTTTGTTTTATTTTTTAGATAAGCACTCAAACTCCAATATGGCATATTAAGTTTAGTGCGGAGTTTGTTTAGAATATGATTGATGCTTAACAATACATCATAGAACCAATCACCAACATGATACAACCAAGAAAGTTTAGTTGCGAGTGCAGCATCAAACATATCGCCGTGAATGACCATATATCTTTTACCATTAACAGCATTGTAACGACATTGATTGATTAATTCGATATTGCCGAAATGAATATCGTATGGTAAAAGGTCGCGGAAAGAATCGTCATGATTGCCAACAATGTACTTTACATTTGTGCCATTCTTTGCTGCTTTAAGAATTTTACGAATCACATCAGTGTGTGATTGCAGCCAGAAGAATTTTCTTTTGAGTCGCCAGCCATCAATAATGTCGCCGACGAGAAATAGATTTTCGCAAGTGTTTTCTTTTAAAAAATCAGAAAGTAATTCAGCCTTGCATCCCTTGGAGCCAAGATGAACATCTGAGATAAAGATAGACTTATACTTGGTCATGAGTGCTCCACTTCAGGAACACTTATATATTTCAAGATTATTTCTATTTGGTTAAAATCCGACCCTCTTCTACAAAATAGATTGCATCCAACTCACTATTTTGTAAAGTTTCTATTGCTTCTGCCTTTGTCTGTACTAGTGGCTCACCAGCAAGATTGAAACTGGTGTTTAAAATCATTGGACATTTTGTTTTCTTATAAAATGCTGTAATCAAATCAAATAAGAAACCTTCACTCACAGTTTGAATTCTGCAGGTTCCGTCAACATGAATGATTCCTGGAACTAACTGTTTTGTTTCTTCTTTTGCGTCGAAATTGATTGTCATATATGGTGATGATGAAATGTCGAGCGTTTCAAAGTAATTTGCAAACTCTGATTCCAATATAACACCAGCAAATGGACGATACCATTCGCGCTTCTTAATTCGATTTACAATTTCTTTTGCATTTGAATTGCGAGCATCAAACAAGATCGATCGATGCCCGAGTGCTCGTGGACCTGCCTCTGGATTACCCTCAAAGATTGCAACACTCTTTCCCTCAGCAAGCATTGAAACTAGTTTGGCAATGTTTGCTTTCTTACCACCCTCTAGTTGTTCTGAGTAATCATAATAATGATAGAAATTATTTTTAAGTGGTGCTGCATATTCACCCGTAAGTTGATGATGAGCAAGCATCGCCGCACCTAATGAGATCCCAGTATCATCAGCAACAGGCTCAAAATAGAATGCAACATCTGGAAGATTCTTTAGATAATAATTATTTGCAACGACATTGAGTGCATACCCACCAACGAGGCAGACATTTTTGATTCCTGTCTTTTCAACATACTCAGCAATCAATTTTAATGCTTCATATTGAGTTGTTAATTGAACTTGTTTTGCTCGATTAGCATAATGCTGATAATTATCTGGATTTACATCTCGTGTGATCAAACTCTCTTCACCAAAGAAACAAACCTCACCAGTTTGCATAGTTGTAAACTTATGCGCTAGTGGAACGCTGTCATAAAATAATGGTTCATAGTCTAAACCTTCACCATAAGAAGAAAGTCCCATGGTCTTTCCATTTTCTAATGGATGTTGACCAATGAGTGTTGTTGCGCCTTCGTAAACCTTAACAATGCTGTATGGATTATTGGTGGTAATTTTACACCCAGGATAAAGAGATTCAATATAGTTCTGAACTAGGTGTCGGCGAGAAAGATCTTTATAAAGCCAATATGATTTTTGAACTGCTTTATAACCTTGTTCTTTGCAAAATAAAAATACAGACTCTGACTCGCGAGCAACTGATTCATCATTAATAACAATGACTGAACCATCACGATCAATCACAACAACAATGGCTTGCTCGAAACCACTATTTGTGAATGCAAGCATTGCATGCGAGATATGATGAGAGTAAGTTAGATATGATTCATCCTTATCGAATTTCTTTCTAGTGTATGTATGAAAGAATCCGCGAATGTCTGTTTGATTGTCACTCGGGGATGAATAGACGATATGGTCGATAGGACCAAGATTTAATTTAGAACATAGTTCCAATGATTTAAATGGATTTTTATCTCTCTTGACGCGAGAGATTCTCTCTTCCTTGCAGAAGAATTCCAAATGCCCGTCGTTTAAAACACAAACGGAACTATCATGTGTCACATTAAAAGATAATATTCTCATAAATTTCCATTTTAAAGTCTCGGTTCATCTTCCCCCCATTGCGCAATGGGTGCTAGATTGTACTTTTCTAGCGGGATCCTAATATACACCCAGCGTAGTACGCATAACATCTACACCGAAAGGTTGATGCGGGTTGGTTATTTAGTATTTTATCCCATTGAAATAGACTTGACACTGTCTACTCTAAACGAACGCCAACCATTCATTTCTGTATCCCAAACAGATACTGCCTTGGATTCAGATTCTTGCAATAAGACTTGACCATTATTGGTCGGCGCATTTGGAACATATTCTGCCATCAGAGTGCACTTCATAGTTCTCTCTTCACCATTGACTTTAGTGAAAGTCACAGTGACGACATTATTACGAAGCATATCCATTAAATTTTCTTTCGTGAAGATCATATCACACCTGCATTAAGATTGATTTGAGAGAAGTCTTTGGTAGCGAAAAGTTCTTAAATGTAACTCGAATTATATCCTTAATTGTCTTCTTTGGTATACAACCATCCTTGACCATCACTCCATTATACCCTGCTTTCGCGTGATTGTCAATAAATCTGCGCACATCACCAATATGCGCTTGCATAAACTCAACAGTGCTTAAATCAGTAGGCTTGAATGTAAGAACATGATATCTGTAAGAACCAATTTCTTCGTTTTTTGGTGTTATGATCTCACTAAATTTGTAAATTGTGGTTTCGCACTCTATCGTCTCACCATCAATTGTTAATCCCCAAAGTGCGCCATCAACCTGATCTATTTCGTTGTCAGTCATTATACGCTCCTGAAGTATTCGATTGTTTTATCCAATCCCTCCGACAACGCAACTTTTGGTTCCCATCTTAATTTTTCTTTTGCTAAATCAATCACAGGCTTGCGTTGCTGAGGGTCATCTATCGTTCTTTCAACATATTCCTTATAACCTTTATTCACCTTCTGTATAATTATAGTCGCAAGTTCATCAACAGTAAACTCCCCAGGATTGCCAAGATTAATTGGTCCAATCTCTGTGGAGTTTGCAAATTTTAGTATACCGTCAACAAGATCATCAACATAGCAGAATGATCTTGTTTGCATTCCTGCTCCATGAATAGTTAGATTCGCATCAGCAAGAGCAGCGACAATAAAGTTAGAGACAACTCGCCCATCGTTCTTTGCCATTCGAGGTCCGTAAGTATTGAAGATACGGAATACGCCAGTGTTGACATCATGCTTTCTCCTGTAATCAAAGAATAGAGTCTCTGCTGCTCGCTTACCTTCATCGTAGCATGCTCGTGGACCCGTTGGGTTAACATTTCCACAATAAGATTCTGGCTGTGGATGAACTTCTGGATCACCATAAACCTCAGATGTTGATGCTTGAACAACGCGAGCCTTTGTCTTGCGCGCAACTTCTAATACATGATAAGCACCAAGCACACAAGTCATCATTGTTCCAATTGGATCTCGCTGATAATGCACAGGCGATGCTGGGCAAGCAAGATTATAAATTACATCTAATGCACGAGTCGAAAAATAGTCGCGAAACATTGAACTTGTAATATCATGTTCATAGAAGCGAATGTTTGGATGCTTGATCACGCTCTCTAGATTCTTCATCGTTCCTGTGTAGAAGTTATCAACACAGTAAACCTTATGACCTTGACTCAATAATTTTTCTACCAAGTGACTACCAACAAAACCTGCAGCACCAGTCACTAATATATTTTTCATACAATTTCCTTTTCCGTATGTTTATCAATCATATACCGAGCAATATACCAAGCATCAACAATGTCAGTTGTCGGAGACCCTAGTTTAGTTGTTCGGCTTATAATATTGTGAAGATCAATACCAGTTTCTACGACAAAAGCATCATACATTTTTTCTTTCGTGGCATTACCCTTTCCTGTTGCATACTTCTTTACGACAGTTGGTGGTACTGTAAAAAATCTGTATCCTGCTTTATAAAGCATATACTTTAGAATGCCACAGTTTTCGGCAAGATTGAACACTCTACCCTTGGAACCAAACGAATAATCTTCAATTAGAATTGTGACTTTTTCTTTTTCAAATCCAGCCAAGATGGTTAGAACCCAAGAGGCGATATTCTCATATCGCTCCTGGTCTGTCATATATTCCTCGTGTTGCTCACCAAGAATATTATGAAACTTTCCTTGTACTGTTTTGCGATCGTTTAGAAAATAGAAAAATGAATTTGAAAATGTCTTATCGCGTGAAACGCATACACATGGAGAAGTTAGACTATAATCAATGCCTACTGTTACTGTAGTCATCTTCTTCGTCGTTTAAACTATCTTCTTGATCATCAAGATAATCATTATTATCGTCATTGAAGTCTAATTCCTCATTTTCTGTATCATAAAAATCGCCACAAAAGGGGCAATGAGTTGGCGAATAACTAACCTCATCGTCTTCATAAGACAATGCGAATGATGAGCCACAGTTATCGCATGTTAGTTTTAAATCTGGCATATCAACCCCTCGTGATTGCTGTAATCTTTTCGATTTGTTTTTTGATGACCGCTTCCCGCCCTTCCCATTTAATATATGCCTTATCAGGATTTTTCATTAGGTTGTATAGCAAAGGAAGAATTAGTGTTTCCACTTCCTTGAGTTTTGATTTATACTTTTCTTCAAGGAGTTGGGATTGTGTGTTGATTAATGAATCAACTTTGTCTTGTAAAAGTTTTAGATCCTCATTTGAAGCAGTTGGTGGAACTGATGCACCACCATCTGACTCGGAGAATGTAAATCCAAAATCATATTCATCTTGAATTGTTGGCATTTTGCGTTACCTCGTAATCATATCTATCATCATCCGAGAGAACCCATTTGGCTGTGTTTTCGACAGACCACATTTGCGTTCCGAGTTTTCTCTCAATGACGTTTTGTCCAGGCTTCGTGACAAATGATGGCTCAAATGCACGGCATCGATTGTTTGGCTGAATTGCAAAGTTGCCATCATCAAGTTTAATCACATGACCACATTTATGTTGACCAGGGACTTCGCTGAATCCAAGATCAATTATATTTTTATCTTCATGCGCCCAATCTAGCGTAAACATATAAGTCCCTTCATTCCATTTCTTGTTTCTATCAATATATTTCATTCTCTTATTAATCAAGAAATCGAACTGTGTAACTCCAATGTATGGACTGAAAGAATCCCACAGAACTAGATTATATAGCGACGCTTGCGGCGCAGGAGTCTTATGACAGAAAGCGTGTATCGGCATGCGAAACCAAAGCCCTTCGTCTTCCATGATGAAATGAAAAAGCGGGGCACGATGCGGTATCGACGCCACACCGAATATAAGGACTGGAAGATATGAGTCTTTCGCTTCATCGAACTCTGTTCTGTTCTGAAGAAAGTTAGTCCGCACATAACATTCAATGGGCGGTATGTTAGCGTTTATATATGCCATAGGTTTATATAGTCAAAATAAAAAAGGGGACCGAAGTCCCCTTTCTGTTATCTCAGTTTTAATTACTGAACAACTGGTGCTGCATCAACAGCTTCTGCTGCTGGAGCTGCTTCAGCTGGTGCTTCAACAACAGCAACATCAGCGGCTGGTGCTTCAGCAGGAGCAGCGGCTTCAGCGGTTGGTGTTTCTTCAACAACAACTGCTTCTTCCTTTGCGCCACAAGCAACGAGACCGAAAGCAACTAGACCAACAAGAATAACATTCTTCATAACTTTCTCCTTTATTTTAGATTTCACATACACCTGCAGAGCATGCAAGTTCTTTTGCTGAAGTTGTCGTATCCGTTTCTTCCATAAACTCCACCCAGTTGATATCAACGTTTTGGAGCGCAAGAAGTTCGTTATACTTGGCTTCATCAATTTCTTCGTAAGGTGCCTGACGATATGAACCGTTGTCGCGTGGGAGGAAAGAAACACCTGAAAGAATCGAGATGTTCTTATAAACCCATGCACCAACTTCCATCCATTCATCATCACCGACATATACTGTAATCGAAGGCTTGTGTTCACACCAGTGATCCTGATAGATCTTCCAAAGTTCCAACTGTTCAATCGCAGTCATATCATGGCGAGTGACAGAGTTCTTTGGTGCCTTCATTGGGAAACTGAATACCCAGTTTGACTTGCTGTAAAAATCTTCCTCAGCCTTGTATCCCTTGTTAATCATAAACTGAGCAAGAGGATCTTTCATGTCTGCTCTTACACGGCGAATGTAAAACTGAGAATAACGTGGGTGAATGCCTGATGCGGAATCCACCAATTGTGAAACAGTGCCTGAAGGTTTAACGCAAGTGATTGCAGCCGACTGTGGAACACCAAGAGCATCGGCGAATTCCTTATTTGTTTCAACACAGTGAAGTCTGATAGCATCCAATGCATCCGCAAGTTTCTGTGACGGCTTATTTAACAACTTGCTATCACAAATACCTGTGAGTGAAACACCAAGCAATCTTTCTTCATCGCAGTTATTCTTCCACTTCTTGTTGATGTAACGGAAGTCAGTTAGCGTTGACTGAAGTGTGCCGATGATTGTAGCCAAACGAGCCTTACGCTTCAATGATTCAACATCATCGTTTGCGCGAACAACGATTTCTGAAAGATTGCAGAACTCAAACGGACGCAAGATAATTTCAGAGCAAGGATTAGTGCCGAACTCATGCTTTGGATCGCGGCGACCATTCTTAGCAGCAACAGCCTGTGAAGCAGCACGAGAGAAAATGCCTCTTTCACCAGACTTTGACATATAAAGAGCATGCCATTCATTCATGAATGTATCCATGTCTACTCGTTTGTCATACACTGCCGAAATATTTGCAAGTGCTCTTTGCCCATTGTGCGTCCACCAGTCACCTGACTTTGCATGACGCAACTGGTCATCGTTGAGGTCAGTTAGAGAAATGAGAGCAGAACGGCGAACACCACCGCAAACAACAATATCAGCAATCTTGCATACAATGTCATGGCACTCCAAGGTAGACAGTTTCCTGCCTCTTGCCTTTGTAAAGATATTGAGAGTGAATTTGAATAGATCGACCAATGGTTCTGGACCAGATGCGCGACCACCAAATACCTTTAGACGCTCACCCGCTGGGCGAACCTTTGATACATCCCACTTTGCAATCTTTCCAGAATACAGAAGCGAAACGATTTCACGATACGCAGAAGCCCAGCCAATCTTAGAATCGGCAACGACAACGGTTGTGTCTGTTTCGTGTAGTTCTTCTGGAACTTCTGGAAGTTTGTTCGTATACTTTGATTCAACAGAGAAGCCAACGCCAGTGCCACACATCAAAATATACATGATTTCATCAAATGCTTTGACATTATCAATGGCGACATAGGAGCAATTATATCCAGCCACTTGATCTTTTTCCAAAGCAGGACCAGCAGTCATCAAGCAACGCATTGATGGCATGACTTCTAGATTTAGAATAGCAGTGCGCAATTCATCCCAAGGAACTTTCTTATTGTTGTCTGTCTTGCTCTTAAAATAACTGATGTATCTGTCAACAGTTTCATCCCATGTTTCTCGACGACCTAGATCATCGTTGAATCGTGCATATCTGGAAATGTGAATGAAATCTTGATAGATGCTAGGAAGTCTCGTTGTCATCATCTGCTCCTTGTTCTGTTAGTTATTAATCCAATTTTCTAATTCTTCTTTTGATTTGACACCAGTGAATCGTTTCACTTCAGCATCATCGTGAAGCATGACCATTGTTGGCACTCCACGAATCTTGTATTGCTGAGTGAGTGTTGGATTTTGGTCAATGTCAACTTCTTCAATTGTAACCTCTGTTGCAACTGAATTTAAAATTTGTGTTAAGTGCTTGCATGGTGCGCACCAAGATGCTTTAAACTTGAGTACCTTCTTCATTTTTCTTTCCTAGAAATGCTTGTAATGTTAATCTTAAATCGCCTTCATAATTTACTGGAGTTGTACAATGATTCACAGATCCATATTGCAGTACCGCAATGTTTCTTTCTGGCACAACACCCTTTAATTCACCTTCATCTTCGTATAAAAAATATCCACCGAAATCATGATGCCATTGACGATTTATGTATATCGTAATCGCACCTTCATATTTTGAATTATCATTATGCCAAGGAATATAACTGTAACGAGTCCAGTAATATATCATGATGTTATTGTCATAAACAGACAATTGAGTTTTATCTTCAATAATCGCTTTCAGTTTTTTATGTAGATCGCTGTCTTGATAGATATTATGTACAAATACGGGAAAACTATCTTTTCTAATACCATAGTCCCACCACCTATTAGTGCATAACTCATTTCCCCCCAGCGTCAACACATATTCAGCAGTACCAATTGTATGTTCATATGTTTCTTCATCTAGAAAATCTTGATACTTTTTAATTGGCATAAATCACTCAGAAATAAATTGTGTAGAAAGCGGAAATACCTCAGCAATTACTTTAGCGCATTCTTGAGCAATCTTCATATGTTCTAACTGCGTACCATTGCCGCTTCGGAGTTGTATATAGTGAATCCATGATCGCAAGGTTCCACTCATATACATTCTCGACATAGTTAAACCTTCTGGAAGCAATGCACGAGCCTGTTCTTTTGCAATACCATTTTGAATAGCCCAATTGTATTGAATTTTTACTTGTTCAATTAAGTCTCGTTGTCGACGATCCCACTCGTATTGAAGCATGACATCCACACCATCAGAAATAGAATTTTGACGATTCTTTGGATCTTGTAGTCGTGCTTGTCTTGTAACAAATTCTAGATCCTTTGTTGGGTCTGCATAACGCTGCGAGAACTCCTGGAAAGAAAAACTGCGATGACGAAGAATCTGACGAGCAATGTCGCGAGTTGTTTCAATTTCTAAACACATTGTCGCCATTTCTAATGGGCTCCAGTGCTGATTTTTAATTAGATACTTGATCAATTTCTCTGCTGTATCAGAGTTAATTTGATTGGAGGGATTGGACACTCTTGCGCAGAAAGCCACAAGGTCCGTTGGTGTGTCCAATCCCTCGAGAACTGGTTTGCTGTATGACACTAATTTCACGTTCATGATTCAACCTCAAATACTAAAGTCTTATGACAAATTTCTTTTGTGCCGCCCTCTGCAGCAAGTTCTTGTCCGCGCACAAACGCATCTTTATATTCTGGATGTTTGCTATCGTCAAACCACCACCATCGATCAAAGAAATATCTTGGTGTGCGTTGATATTCAACATACCAAAGACCCC